CTCCTCCAGCCATTCGTCGGTGTATTTCCGCTTCGATATTCCGGGAATGAACGGGAACCGGATATGGTAGCAGTTGATTCCTGCAAAGCCTAACATTTCTCCCAGGCCACAGACCTCTTTCATGCCCTTCCCGTCATATTCTTTGCCTTGCCAGCTCTGATGGTTGCGATAGCCGGTGCCGGTGTTCCTGGCTCCCATGTGCCAGTCTACTTCCCAGTGGTTCGTTCCCAGTTGTTCGGCATTGTGTTCGTTGACCTTGTCAACCATCTGGGCAACGCCTGTCATTACCGCCCGGCGGGCAGCAACCTCTATGCGGTCAGATTTACCGGATGCGTAATCAACCACCCGCAGGCCGCTGTTGGTCATCTCCTGAATGACCTCATTGATTGCCTGGCTGTAGGTATGCGTGCCTGACGCAATTCCCATCATGGACTTATCAAGGCTGCGCTCCAGATACTCCGACAGTGGCGTAAATACTCGCTTCCTGCCCAGCATGACATTGAAGCCGGTCGTCCGGGTAATGTTCTCCATCGGCCGCAGGCTGTCTTTGGTCTGCTGCTTCACAGCGCCTGCAACCTGTTGCAGCCACGGGTTTTCCTTGTAGGGTACATAATCCCTGCCTGCGGCATCATAAAGTTCTTTATGCCGTGCATAGTCCGATTCTACCGCCCGATTATAGATATCATCTATCTGCAGTTCACTGTCCTTTAAGGCGTCTTCTATCATTTTGCGGATCCGGCTCCTGCTGGTTCCGATTTTTGCCAGCCGGGACAGCTTCCAGTCGATCAGCGGTGTAATCTCCGCCACATTCCTGATCCGTTCCACGACTTCCGCCATAACCGACAGCTCCAGGGCCGTCATGATTCGTTCCAGTTGCTTCGGCAGCTTCTCCATCTCTTCCGGTGTCATTTAGATCACCTACTCTTCCACTGCGGCCGGCTCCGGCAGCCTGGCACTTGCTTCCTCCTCAGTCTCCCCGTACCACTTTGCCCGGTACTCTACCAGGGACATGACTCCCATAGCCACATCGGCCCGATCAGTCTGCCGCTCCGCCTCTGCATCAACAATAATACTGTCATCCCATTTGAAGGATATCTCATAATCCCCTGCGGATATCAAATTGTACAGTGTCGCCCAGAAATTCATAGCATAGACCAGGTCTTCCAGAGCGGACTGCAACGCCATTTGTGTATCGGATACCATGACATAGGACCTCTGTTTGCTGGCCTTGATTTCCGTAGCGGTCTTATCAAGGTTCTGCGGATCCGACAAAGTACCATAAGCCAGACAGCAGTTGAACTCAATTAGTTTAAGCTGATTATTGAACCCGTTGAAAAGCGATGTATCCCGGATATCCGGGGAAAATGTGTCAATAAATGGTTTATCTGTTGCCCCGGTGTTGTATTCCACTGTTCTGTATAGCCGTTCCTTGCCGCCGGGGTATTCGAATTTATCCCGATTTTTGTCATACTTTAACAGCGAACTTGCGGCGTGGATTGCCAGCTGTGTCCCTTCGTACTCCCAGCAGATGTTGGAGTACCGCCGGTCTGCCTCTCTGATCAGATCCACTGCCCTGGAATATACCGATACTCCCAGCGGGCTGTCGGAATCATTTGCATTGGCCAGCGGAATCTTGAAATAACCAAACAGCAGCCTGTCGGCACCTTCCAGCACGAGCTGCGGAACCAGTTCTGACCATCTGTCGATAGAGTTAACAGGCACCTCACTGCCCAGGCTGTAGTCATTGGTAGCGACAAAGGCACGATTCGTAATCTTGATGTTGGCGCCTTGCAAAGAATGCACTTCCAGTCTTGTATATATCTTCTTGCCCTTCCGGAACTGCTCTGTGAACACACACTGCGTAATTCTTCCGGAACTATCGAAGGAGAGAGGAAAGAAACAGTCCGCCTGTACAAATTGAATCTCTATCCCCTGCTGTATGATGTACGGCTTCATGACCAGTCCCCCCTTGGCGCATCCGTACTCCACATACCGCCGGATACTTCCCAGGACTTTCCGCTGATACTGTTCATCCAGATATTTCGCACCGGGCGCTCCTGTTATTTCAGACTTTAGCTCCAGGGTCACCAGCCTGGCCAACTCTGACGCAATCGCCGACGCAAGGTTGGCATTGAACACATCCCTGTTGTTCACCCACGGAGACCTGTTCTCGTACATCATTGTCCATAGTTCAATCTGGTTTGCCATCCGGGAAGTCATACAGACATCCACCTGGGTATCCGTATCTCTATTCAGGACATCTGTAATCAGTCCCAGCATCTTCGTAAACTTCATGTGTTCTCACCTCTATTCGTACCGGATAAACCGGCTTATATCCCGCTCGAATGTATATTCAAATGCATCCAACGTATCAATATCGCTTGTTCCATCATCCAGGCGTACATCTTCGACCAGACACTTCTTCTCATCCCACAGCGCCGTTGTCAGGGCATCCTCTAAGGTCCGGCATTGTTCTTTGATATAGAAAAAGCGGTGCTGGCTAAGCATCCGCTGTGTAAATCTTATCCGGTCATTAATTGATGTTTTTAATGCATTCTCAATCCTTAACCAGGAAAGTCCTGATTTTCTCGCCGTCGTCCTAAGTCCCGCGATCAACGTCTGCTCCGCACTGTCGCAATATACATTGGTGATGTAACCATACAGATTAATGATCTTAAGACAGAAGTCCACAAACAGCCTGCCAAGCGCATCCGGATCTATGCTGCCGTTCCTACTCATGTGGCGTTCACTGGCCAGCGCTGTTATGGATCCATATGCTCTGGAAGTTGCCGTGGCCACGAAAGCGTGCCCGGAGCCGGAGCCGCCAAAATCAACTCCGATGTTAATCTCCATAAGACTCTTTGGCTTTTCACATATGGCAAACGGATTATTCTGTGCATCACTGGAGACAGCGTCACACATGAGTTTATAGACAGATCCTTCGGCGGCTACCCACAAGCCCCGGATATACCGGTCAAACAGTACCGTGCCTTTATATTCTTTGCAGAGTTCCGTCACAAAATTGGCATCCAAAAACGGATTGTCAAATATCTCATATTTCTGGAGGTAGATATCCGCATCTGAATCCAGGAACTTTTTAAACCAGTGCTGCGGGGCATCAGGGTTGCAGGCACCATCAAAACAGGAGTAAGGTTTGTCCAAACGGGATTTTAGCATGTCGAACACATCCTTGCTCCAGTCTGTTACCTCATCGCCATAGCAGTATTTAAGTCCGGACCCCCGGAGCTTTGACACTTGACTGACTTTCTCTGCGCCCAGGCAGTACACTTCTTCACCGAACATCGGGCAGATATTCTGTGAATTAATGTCTCCGACAAGCCGTGTGCCCCATATCCCCTGTAAGGGTTCTATAATATTTCTTTGGATAGTTCCCCGCGATACCCCCAGGATGGCTGTCAGCCCCTCCTTGCCCGCTCTTGCCCGGATGCGTTTAGGAATGACGTAGTAATCCATATAGGTCTTCCCTGACCTGGTAGCTCCAGACTTTATGTTCCAACGGTGGTTTGCGTTCTCGAAGAACTCCTGTTGTTTTTTTGAAAAGGGCATCTATATTACCCCCTTTATTTCTTCCAGCACTTTATCCAGCTTTTGTAATTCTTCTTTGCTTTCTGTTCCCTTAAGCTTATCCGTCTGCGCCCGTATCTGGGCAATCCGGGCTTTCTGTTCGTCGGTAGCCAGCTCCCAGTTCTTATGCAGCAGCTCGTCATACTGCTTGATCAGGCTTTCCAGCGTCTTCTGCTGCCGGGACTGGGCAGACATGAAACTGGCGTGCTTATCCCAGGCCTGCTGTATCTCCCAGCGTTCCTCTTTCACCGTCTCGCCGTTTTTGTGCTGGATCCGTGTCGTGCTCTTATCGTCCCGATCCCGGACGTACATGATCTGCTGCGCCCGGATGATGGCAGTGTAGGCGATCTGGATCTGGTCCCAGAGGATGTCAAGCGGATCCGTTGGCATGCCTTCCATGATCTCCAGGGTTTCTGCCGGCAGCCATCTGGAGTAGAAGCCGTGCTTCTCGGCATTCTTGTTTTTCGGCGGCCCGGTACCGCCATGACCGGCTGCGTTCCGGTTGCCGGGCTGGCCGCCTTTTTGTGTGCACACCTTTTCTGATTTTGTGTGCACACCTTTTTTCGGATCCTTTGACCACTTGTATCGGGTCTTCCATGATTTGACGGTGTTGAGCGTGACACCGTACTTCTCGGCGATCTCCTTATACTTCATGCCTTTTTGGTAGTCATCATAGGCTAATTCATAGTTCGGTGCCCTCGCGTCACTCAATACCACCACCTCTCATTCGTTTCGTTTTGGGTAAAGGAAAAGAGAAGCTGGTGGGCTTCTCTCTAAAATTTAGCTGATTTCAGTCGCACTCCAGCCTTTATCCTTTATGTATTCCATAAACCTATCTTTATTCATTCCTTTGATTTCATCCTTTTCCGTTTTCAGTATTACCCTGTTAGCAAAAACACGATAGCGCCTAGAGAGATTTTTTTCATTCACCTCACAGATTCTGAACACATATGGAATATTTCGCTCGTTACTCATTTCATATCTCCTTTGCAATATACTAATTGATAAGCTACAGTAGTATTATGGTTGATTTTTTTCAATTTTAACTAAAAATTGAAAATTTTTAAATTAATTAATTCGGCCACCAGGCTGTGACACCCAGCAGCCGTATATTGAGAAGGAGAGTCTGCTTTACAATTCTTCCAGTTTAAGTCTACCACAGATAAACCGAAAAAAACGAAATTACTTTTCTTTATTCAAAAAATTGCTTACAGTCACCCGACAGTTATCCGCAGTATACTTCTTTCCCATCCGATGAGCCACCTGCACCCATGACAGCCCATCCAGATACTTGTGCCGCAGCATCCGACGCATCCGGGAATCCTCCAGGCCATTGATATAATCATCCACCTCATTGGTCAATTCCAACAGCTCCGCCTGGAACTTAGTCAGATTATCCTCCCGGCGCTTTAGCTGCCACCGCTTCTGCTGGCATAGCTGATACGGATAGCCAGTGATCCGGATGCTGCCATAAGTGCCGTCCTTGCGGGTACCCTTGACCGAATCCGATACCTGATAGTCCTTGCTCTCCATCCGGCCAATCTCTTTTCGCAGCTTCTGGATCCGTTCCTCCAGATCTGCAATCTCCGCTTTTAGGCTTATGTACTGTATCAGCACGCTCTTGTCCACCAGTTACCCCTCCTTCATCCGCGGCTTGTAAGTCCGTTTGCTCTGCAAAAATTCCTCTTCTTTTCGCTGCCGCCCCAGCAGCTGCCGCATCTTGTTCAGCGTGCTCTTATGATTCTGCTCCTCAAAGAACTTAACAACCAATTCGTTGCGCATGACAATGTCCTTGTTCTTCCTGCGGTTCTGCCGGCTGTGCTGGAGCCTGGTCGCCACCTTGTTTCGCTCGGCCTTGTTCTCCGCAAACTCCATCTCGTGTATCAGGTCCTGGAGACGCTTGTCCTCTTCGTTTACCGCGCCGTAGGCCGCTTGATATTCACGGCTGCATGAATCCACAAAGTTCAGGAATTCCTGCAACTGTTCTGCTGGACTTCTCTGCTCCACCGGCCTCACCTCCTCCTGACTTGTTCCCCATACAATTTCCCGCCCGGCCGGTACCGCCGATCCGGACATAACTCCGTGAAGCAATACGGCGGCCATGTCTTCACCGGTGCCCCCTTGAGCATGTCCGCATATCCGGCTTGACGTCTAACCTCTTCTTTGTGCAATCTGCTTTACCTCTTCTTCCTGCTGCCAGATAGAATCAATTTTTCTTTTCAAGGATATATTCCATTCCTTGCTTACCTTTTGCGTCAAAAGGATTTGCCATCACAACTATATATCCATCTGCCAACTTCTGCTCTAAGCGCTCTGTCGTGTTTGTCCATCCCATTGGGTATGTTCTTACCACGCATTGCTTTCTTGTGTTCTGTATGCTGCTATCTGTATTCGGTGTTTTATTTTCCATTGCTTCACCTCGTTAAAATTAATTTACGCTCCTACCCCATAAGGATCATCTGGCTCCCAATCAGCCCGTAGTTGACATTTCTCACATTTAGGCTTATCCCTGCCAATACACAAGGGATAAGGATTATTCTGTTCTGGTGTATAACACTCTGGGTGTTCGTATTTTTCACCCTCCTGCGCCTGTTTTACACCCGTTGCCATGTTCCGAATATATTCATGCGGTACATCACAGTTAACTGCATTCATAAGCAATTCAGATAATGTTGCCTCTTTCATCATTCTGTAGAAATCTGTATATGTAACATCTACTCTATCTTCTTTTGCAAAAACATCTGCTAATCCCATATTTTATCCTCCCGAACTTTAAGTTAACTCTTATAATCGTTAATGATTTCAAGCAACCGGCAATAGGCTCCGCCATGCAGCAAGTATAAAGGTGTGTTTTCAATCCGTTTCTGAATCGCCTGCTTTTCTTCGTCCAATTCATCAA